CTCATCTTCGAAGCGAGCCAGTCGGCCAGTCTCTTGGAGTTCATCGTCACCTGCGCGTCCTGTGGACCGATGGCCTGCGCCAGAAGGCCCGGGAACCCCGCGACACGGAATGCTTCAGCTTCTTCACGCGCCAGCGCCAGCGGCGCCGCGCTCTCGGCGGCAACCTCGCGACCGTCGACGAGCGGTAGGTCGATGCGCCCACGCCGGCGGAGGATGTACGCGTACCGCTGCGCGAACGGGATCACGAACTCCCGGACCAGGCGCACGAACGGCAGCCCGATGCGAGTTGCCAGCCGACGCTGGTTGTCACGCACCTGCTCTGCGGAGACGGGTGTCTTCGCGCCACCACGCGCCGTGTCGTAGTCCTCGACGTAGAAAGCGCGCCGGATGGCGGCCCGGTAGTCGGACATGAGGAACTGGCTCAGGTCGAAGCGACCCGGCATCTGCACGCCCTCCAGACCGCGCGACCCCGGCATCCGCGGCCATACCATGCCGGGAGAGATCACGACGTTGTCGAAGTTGACCACGCCATCGTCGTCAGCATTCCACACGCCAGACCCTTGCAGGTCGGCGTTCTCCATCAGCATATCGATGACTTCGGTCAGCACCCGCACCGATGGCAACACCGACAGACCAGGTCCGCGGCCGTAACCCTCGCCCGGGTTGGCGCGGAACCGGGGCAGCAGCACCGGCATCGAGCCGATGCCTTCGAGCGTATCGGAGAGCATGACTGCGAATTGCGACTGCCCGTCACTGGTTCCCGTCGTGTAGACGTGGGCCTCCCACTTCTCGAGGAAGGGGTTCTCGACACGGAACCACCCTTCGAACACGGGAATCTTCTTCGACGCATTCTGTCCGAGCGCCATCGTCAGCGTGGCCGGAACGGCAGCTTTCGGCCATGTCTGCGTAATGTCTGGAACGGAGAGCATGTGCTTGCGGATGACCGCGCGCACCTTGCCGGTGCCGGTATAGAGAACGTACAGGCTCGACAGTGGGCAGGATTCGAACTCCACATCATGCAGCGGGTGTTCGCGCATGATGAGTGCGCCAGTGCCGGGGACCAGGTCGAGGAAGGTTTCCTGAATCTCGGTGGCGAGATTCGTCGCCGGCAGGAGATCGGTCGCGTACTCCGTTACCTCGCGCAGCTGCTTGGCAAACGCGGGCCGCTGTTCCTTCGGCACCAGCACGCCGGGAGTGAATTCGAAGAACGGCGCGAACGGCGGAACCACGCCATCAACGAGCATCGAGACGAAGTCGTCGGCAGCCTGAATGGCCGTGTCATCCGAGAGGTCCGTGGTCAGCGAGCGGCCCGGTGTCTGCGTGTTGAACCCGTGCCTGGTCGGCATACAGAAGTCGTATACAGCCTGCCACTCCGATTCGAACAAGGCGCGGTACGAGACCGCTTCCTTGTGCTTCTGAGCCAACTGTTCCTGGGTGAACATCAGGCTACTCCCGTTCCGGCGCCACCAAGACCGAAACCCTCGAATCCATTGGAGAGCAACGAGGCCACGCCACGCAGCTTGCGCTTCCGCGCGGATGCCTCCTCCAAAGCGAGCGCAAGCTGTTCCTTCTTGCGCTTGTCTTCCTCGGCCTTCAGCTTCGCCACTTCGTTCGCCCGCTCGGCATTGAGACGTGCGAGTTCAGCGTCCGGTTTCGGCTTGCCACCACCAAACAATTTGCTCATCGCGATTCCCTCACCACCAGCGCATGACGCTTCACCATCCAACGGTACAACTGGCGCGGCGTGAATACGAGAGGCGCCCGCGCCCTCAGCGCCTGCAAAACCGTGGCCACGCAGTACAGGCCGAACGGCCTCCACACCTGGAACACGGGGGCCATGACGCGGCTATCCACCACGAGAATCGCAGTGGCTACCTCGTCAATCCATGCGTGCGCTGCGGCCTCGTAGCTTTCGGTCATGGCGATGGCATCAAGCCCATCATCGGTCCAGTCCACCAGAACATCCGGGCCACCCGCTTCACTGATGATGCACAGGCAGTGAAAGAACTCCGGGTTGACGATCCGCCACGGTGCCCACCACACCAGCTTGCGGCGCAGCGGGGTGAACACGACCATCACCCGTCGCGGTCTGACCTGTCGTTCTTCGTTCACAGCAGGCTGAGACGAGCATCGCCACGCTTGCCCCGGCGCACACGCTTCCTGATCGACCGCTCGACGCGCCGGCCATACCTGGTAGAGAGCGTTGGAACGCGCGGCTCGGTGCGGATTTCGCTGCTCGTGGAGAAGCCGGTGCCCATGAGGCCGACTGTCACGTACTGAAGTGCCTCGCAGACATGGGACCAGCGGTTCTTCAGTGCAGCCTCAGCGAACAGTGTTTCGGTGCCGATGTGGATTCGCTCCCGCTTGTACTGCCCGTCGAGTCCCTGGATGAGCGTCACGCACGAAGGGTCGAAAACGATCATCGGCTCACCGTCAATCTGGCGCTGCAACAGCATGTCCACCGTGGTCACACGAATCTCGAGGTTGTTGTTCCCCGGCGCCGGCAGGGCATTGAGACCTTCCGCGCGCAGCATCCTCGAGGGCAGGTGACCATTCGCCTTGTCGCGCTCTGCGGTACTCGGATCGCACCAGACCACGCCGAGGCGAACTCCCGGGAACTCGCGCGCCGCGAACTGCTTGAGACGGGCGGCGAACTGTCGCATTGCCATGCCTCGGCCAACAGTCACCAGCTCACGCAGCACGGCAATCCGGTTGTGATGCCGGTAGAACTGACAGAAGACCGCCGCAGGCGTCAGACCGCCATCGACCCCGACCATGATGTGAAGGTTCGGATCGACGCGAATCCGGCCACGGGCCACGTGGAAGTCGCGCGAAAATCCCTCCTGCATCGTCGCGGCTTCGCCGGCAGAGCCAAGCTCGTTCAGCACCATCACGCGAATCCACGCCATGCGCTTGCCGGCGATGAGATCGCGATAGTACGAGACCTTCAGGTTCTCCAGGTTCTCGGCGCGCGGGTTCATCACCAGCGTCCCGTCGCGGCGCAGAATCATCGCCGGGGGCTGGATGAAGAACCCCCACCCTTCCGGCCTGATGAGAGTCGCCCTGTCCTCCATCGGCATGGTCTCGGGCGGCTCGACGGTGCCTTCCATGATGGGCCACCAGTGGGCCTCATCCGGCGCGTTCGTGTCAGCGATGACGCCACCCCACGGTTCCTCGTTGCCGAGCAACGTCTTGGGTGACGGGTAGCGGCCGACACGAGACGTGATGGCGTCGATGTTCGCCTTGTCGATCTCGCGCGCCTCGTTGATGTACGCGCCCGTCAGGTTCATCGACAGGACTTTGGCGGCATCCCTCGGCTTGTCCATCGACACGAACCAGACTTCCGCGCGCACCAGGTTCTCGTCATCGACGAGGACATGGCGAAACGGAATCGAGTTGTAGAAGCGTCCGTAATCCTCCTCGGGATACCACTCCTGCCACAGTGGCACGGTGGTCATCTGGAGTTCGGGATAGGTGTTGCGAATCACGGCCCACCGCGACCGTCTCCAGCCATCCTTCTTCGCGCGGGGAATCTCGCAGGCACGACGCCAGACCTCCACCATGCAGGCAGAAGACTTGCCGGAACCGATGGGTCCGCGCAGGCCACGGAAAAAGGCGTCCGACTGGTGGAAGGCGCGAAGCGTCGGGCCTGCCGGCCGGTAGACTACCCCGCTACTTTCGTCGTCCGGGGTTGGTGACGGTGCTTCTGACATCGCCTGTCTCCAGATTCTTGGTCACGCGGAAGGAGAATCCATCAGGCAGGGCCAGCCCCTTGTATTCCCGCTGCTGCTTTTCGGGAGGCTTCGGCACTCGCAGTCCCGGCCCGGACATGGTCTTCATGCCGAAGCCCAACGACTTGAACTTTCTGGCCAGCTCGCGTTCTGCGACATCGGGACCGAGAGCCTCGATGACGCGGTCGGCTTCGTAGTCGTTCACGGCAGACTCCGGGAAGCTCTGCATGTGAACGCGCTTCACGACCTTGCGCAACCGCGCGAGATCGGAAGGCTTGAGTTGACTCAGGAAGCTCATGAGTCGTCAGCGGTCGGGGGTTGGCACGAGTTCCGGCGGCGCCAGTTCCCCGTCGTCACCGATAACCGGGTCATCCATCATGATCGAGGACACCGTCTCGCCGGTCTCGACAGGCTCCACGTACTTCTCGAGGTCGTCGTCACCACCGACAACATCAACGACCTCCTCGTCATCGGCGATCGACAGGTGACCACCGTGCCGCAGGAAGGCGTTCTTGCGCTGCTCCGCTGCCTCGGCATTCTTCTCCGCCGCGATGCGCCAGCGTTCGGCACGGCCGGTACGCTGCTCGTCACGGTCAGCGGTCAAGGCAACCTGCTCCTCGACATGCGCAAACAGTCGGCTGATCTCGATGAGTTCGTTGCGATTCGCCCAGGCATCATCGATTCGCCCTGCAAGCTCCTCGAGGCGAACGCGAATCTTCTGTGGAGTCAGTGCGGGGGTAACGCGGAGGGGAGCGTCGGGCGCTGCTTTCGCAGCGGGTTTCTTTTTCGCCATGAGCGGTCTCCGGGGTGATGTTCGGGGCCAACATTACCCCGGAGACCAGCTGTTTCACAACGTTGCGGAT